TGTAAGGATGATTTAGTGGCGTATTCTCAACCATATGGTGTTTCCTGTAGAGGAGGTTTAAATACAAACCTTAATCAGCTTGAGATGCTTGCTCAACCCGGTTTTGCTACAGAGCTAAAAAACTTTGAGGTTGATGCAGATGGTGGTTATAGAAGGGTAAATGGATATACAGATTTTGGAGATACAAGACCTAATAGTGGTGAAAGAGTATTAGGTTTATTTGTTTATGCAGACGGTTTAATTGTTTGTTCAGGAACAGGAATATTTTTTAGTATAGATGGTGAAGAAACTTGGCTTCAAATAAATAGAGCAAGTGTAAGCGGATCAGGAGATAACTACAGCACATTTACTGGACGTAGTTTAGCTGCTAGATCAAGTCAAGGACAATGCACATTTGCATTATTTGAAGGTAATACCGATTATGGAGAGGTTGTTATTTGTGATGGAGCAAATGAACCTTTTCTTTTTAAAATGACAGGTACTGGAGGTTTAACGACTCGTACTTTTTTTGCAACAGAAATAACAGTATCAGGAACAACAGCACCTAAAGTATGTGCAATACACGATCATCATTTAGTAGTTGCAGGAGCTAGTACAGCTAAAAATACAGTATTTATAAGTGCAACTGATGATATAGATAGTTTTTCTGGAACTGGGTCTGCTTCTATTGTAATGGAAGATCAAGTAGTAGGATTAAAAAGTTTTCGTACTGATTTAATTATTTTTTGTAAAAATAGTATACATAAATTAATAAACATAAATGACTCTAGCAATATTGCTATAGTTCCAGTAACTAAAAACGTAGGGTGTTTAAATGAACACTCTATTCAAGAAATAGGCGGTGATCTAGTATTTTTAAGTCCTGACGGTATACGAAGTGTTGCAGGTACAGCAAGAATTGGTGACGTAGAATTAGGATCTGTTAGTAGACAGATACAAGCTTTAATTAAAGATCTAGCAAATAGTATAACAAGTTTTGTAATTACAAGCGGAGTATTAAGAAGTAAATCACAGTATAGATTATTTTATTCTAGTACATCTGCAAATACAACTGTTTCTAAAGGAATAATAGGTACTCTTACAGGAAATGGTTTTGAGTGGGCAGAAACAGAAGGAATACAAGCTCATGGTTTTACTTCACAAATAAATTTTGAAGGAGTAGAAAAAAAATTTCATGGTGATAATGATGGTTATATTTATAATCACGATACAGGAAATTCTTTTATAGAAAATGGTTCTGCGTTTAATGTAGATGCAAAATATACAACTCCTAATTTTGATTTTGGAGATGTAGGTACAAGAAAAACTATGTACTATATAAGAATTTCTATCTCTCCTGAAGGGACTGTTCTTCCTACTTTAAGAGTTAGATATGACTATGAAAGTTTAGATATTCCGCAGCCTGATGATATTGTAGTAACAGGAATACCTATACCTGCTGTATTTGGAGATAGTGCTTCTACATTTGGATCAGCAGTCTTTGGAACTTCAAAAGATCCTATGTTTAGACAAGCAATAGAAGGTAGTGGGAACGTAACTAATTTTAAAATAAGTACAAGCGATACAAATCCACCATATGGTAGGAGATAACTAAATGGGAACAGCTTACACAAGACAAAGTACATTAACTGATGGCGATACAATTACTGCTGCCCTCTTTAATAATGAATATAATCAATTACTGACAGCATTTAGTTATGCTAGTAGTGGAACAACAGGACATCAACACGATGGTAGTGCTGGAGAAGGCGGTAATGTTCCTCAGATAGGCGATCAAGATTTTCTTAATAAGATTGCAGTAGATAGTAGTAATAATCGTTGGGGATTTTACGTAGAAGTTAGTAGTAGTGCCGTAGAACAAATAAGAATACAAGATGGTGCTATAGTTCCAGTAACAGATAATGATATTGATTTAGGAACAAGTTCTCTTCAATTTAAAGATGCATTTATTAATGGCACATTAGAAGCTGATGCTATAACGATAGCTGGAGTTACTCTTGCAGAAACTATTTCTGATACTGTTGGAGCAATGGTTGGTAGTAATACTGAAACAGGTATTACAGTTACTTATGATGATAGCGATAATACTTTAGATTTTGTAATAGGTTCTGGCGTAATTGTAAGCTCTATGTTAGATACTAATATAGACATATCAGGAGTTGCTACAGCCTCTACTTTTGAACCAGACGGAGATACAGCATCAGGTGACAATGCTGCTATAGGTTATACAGCAGCCGAAGGATTAATATTAACAGGACAAGGCTCAACAAACGATGTTACCGTTAAGAACGATGCGGATACAGCAGTTATACAAATACCTACAGGCACAACTAATGTTAGCATTGCAGGAGATCTTACTGTCACAGGTGATCTTACGGTATCTGGTGATGATATCACTATGGGTACAAACACATCTGGTAACTTACTTATAGCAGATGGTACAAACTTTAATTCAGTAGCAGTCAGTTCCTTATCAGAGATAAGCACAGTGGCTAATGATGATGTATTTTTAGCTATTGATACATCGGGTGGTGGATTAAAGAAAATTGCAAGAAGTGCTATAGTTAGTGGTCTTGCAACATCTGGTGCAATTTCTAATGTTGTAGAAGATACGACACCGCAGCTAGGTGGTGATCTTGATATGAATGGTCAGGATATTGTAACTACCTCTAATGCAGATTTAGAATTAGCACCAAATGGTACAGGTCATGTAACCGTTAAGGGTAATGATAATTCAGGTGCGATACAGTTTAACTGTGAAAACAACAGTCATGGTCAAATAGTAAAGGCACAACCTCATT